AACTCCTTCGCCTGTTGAAGCAAAAGAGGAAGTTAAATCAGAGGAAGCTCCCAAAGAAGACTCTCCACCAGAACTTGAAGGTGTAGATACTAAAGGAGCTCAAAAAAGAATACGTCAATTAGTTAAACAACGTAAAGAAAGAGATGAACAACTTTCTCAACTAATGAGACAAAATGAAGAGTTAAGTAGTAAATTACAAAATACAGAGCATCATTTTAATACTGTTAATAAATTAAGTTTAGACTCAAGTGAAAAACAAATAACAGATAAGTTAGAACTTGCAAGAAATGCTTATAAGTCTGCTCACGAAGAAGGTGACTCAGCTAAGATACTACAAGCTCAAGAGTTTTTGAATGAAGCACAAAATGATTTAAAATCATTGACTGCTACAAAACAACAATTTGAACGACAACCTGTACAACAACAACAAGTACAGCAACCACAATACCAGCCTCAACCTACTCCTGATCCAAGAGCAGCAGAATGGGCACAAAAGAATGAGTGGTTTGGTTCAGATCAAGTTATGACTGCAGCATCTTTAGCAATAGATGGTCAGTTAAAAGAAGAAGGTTATAATCCTACAGATCCAGAGTATTATACTGAAATAGATCGTAGGTTACAAGAAACATTTCCTCATAAGTTTGCAGCACAAGCTGCTCCAGTTGAGGAAGTTCGCCAGCAGGTAGAAGCGTCAAAACCTGCTCAAGTGGTTGCTGGAGCATCTCGCAGCTCTCCAGGTTCTAGTAAAAAAGTTAAGCTGTCAAAAGAAGATATTAGACTAGCTAACAAATGGAATGTACCACTTGAACAGTATGCTCAAGAAAAACTAAAGGCTGATAAAGCTGATGGTGAGTATACAACAATTAATATGCAGCGTGGAGGAAAATAGATGACACGAATTAATAATACACGTAGTTCTGATTTAAGAGAAAGCAAAGCTAGAGAAGAAGTTGAATACACATTTGAAGAGCAAGATGTTCTTCATATTCCTGAAGCAGTTCAAAAGCGTTTCGCCAACGAAGAAATGACACTTGGGTGGGTAAGAATGACACTTAAAGGTGAAGATGATGTAAAGCATTTAGGCAAGAAACTGCAAGAAGGATGGGTATTTGTTGATTTAGCTGAAGTTCCTGAAATGAGTGCAACCTCTTTCGTGAGAGAGGAAGGTAGATACGCAGGAGTAGTCTGTCGTGCTGACGTAGGATTAGCAAAAATCCCAACTGGTATCTATGAAGCTAGAAGTAAGTTTTACAGAAATAAAAGTAAAGCCATGAATGAAGCTATTGAAGCTCAACTTATGGGTTCTAATAATTCTCGTATGCCTATTTCTAATAACAGTAAATCAAAAGTGGTAACAGGAAGACAACCTAACTTTCAGGATTAATCCTTTTATTACTTATTATTAATTAACAAAGGAGAAAGAATATGGCTTCAGTTGATAGTCCTAGAGGACTGGTACTGGCAAGAAAAAATGGCTCAGGTTCTAACTCTACTGGTGTTACTATGATTCCTGTTGGGGATAACATAAGCCCAATAGTTCCTTCAGCAGCATTGCCTACAAGCATGTTCACAGGAGATCCTATAGCAATTTATAGTTCAGGTACAATCGTACCTACAGGTGCAAACCCAACTATTAAATCTGCAGGAGTTTTCCAAGGATGTAGCTATGTAGATAGCAATGGCGATCAACAATTCAGTAGATATTGGACAGGTGGCATAACTGCAACAGACATTCAATTACATGTTTGTACTGATCCAGCCCAAACATACTTTATCCAAGCAGATGGTGCTGTTACAGCAGCAGCAGGTTTTGGTGCAGGTACTTATAATGGTGTTTGGACTGCAGGTGCAGGTTCAACAAAAACAGGTAATAGTGGCTACGAGTTAGATGCGTCTGGTCCTGTATTAACAGAACTAGCAGGTATGAGAGTAATACGTAGAGCTCCATGGGATACAGCAACAAGTTCATCAGCAGGTGAAACTGACGATTATCCATGGTATGAAGTACGTATCAATAATCATATTGATAACTACACAACAGCAACTATTTCATCAGCTTAATAGGAAAGGAATAATTAAATGGCTATTAATAGAGCAAGTATTGCCAAAGAGCTACTTCCTGGACTAAATGCAGTTTTTGGAATAGAATATGGCAGCGTAGACGAAGAACACAAACCATTATACGAAATAGAAAACTCAGACAGAGCATTTGAAGAAGAAGTACTCTTCACAGGCTTTGGTGCTGCACCTGTTAAAGGTGAGGGTGCTGCTGTAGTTTATGATGATGCATCAGAAAGTTATACCTCAAGGTATACTAACGAAACTGTAGCATTAGCATTCGCAGTAACTGAAGAAGCTATGGAAGATAATCTATATGACACTTTTGCAAAACTAAGAGCAAAAGGATTAGCAAGAGCTATGGGAAGTACAAAACAGCAAAAAGCTGCTGACTTGTATAACAATGGCTTCGCAACAAACCAAGGTGATGGTGTACCAATGTTTAGTGCAGCACACCCAGTTGTAGGTGCAGGTACAGTAACTAATATTACTACTGCAGCAGCTATAGCTGAAGGTACTATTGAAGCAGCAATCATTCAGATACAAAAAACTACTGATGATCGTGGCATCCTTATAGGTGCTACTGGTGTTTCATTACACGTACCAACAGATCTAATGTTTACAGCAGATGTACTTCTAAACACACCTGGCACTACTGCAGGTATTTTAGGAACTGCAAATCACTTTGCAAACAATGACATCAATGCTATAAGACATTTAGGTGTATTGCCTGATGGGTTCTATGTGAACAGAAGATTTACAGATGTAAATGCATGGTTCATTAAAACAGACGTACCAAATGGTACTAAAATGTTTAACAGAACTCCATTACAAACTAAAATGGAACCAGATTTCGATACTGGCAACTTACGATTCAAAGCACGTGAAAGATATTCTTTTGGTGTTTCTGACTGGAGAAGTTGGTTTGGAAATCAAGGAGCCTAATTATAAATATTGGAGGAGAGTAGAGATATTCTCCTCCTCTATAATATAAGGAAAGATATATGTCTACAAATATTACCACAGCTTATAAATCAGGAGATGGTATTATACTACAACCAACTGTTGTAAGTACAACAAATAATGCAGGAACCTCTATTGCAGTTACATTACCTAGAGTTACACGTATTTTAGCTGTTCATGCTTTTACTACAGTAACTGGTCTTTTTGATATAGGTGATACAAATGGAAGTAAAATACAATTCCAAGTTGGTGCAAGTGGAACAGCAGATATTTACATGGGAGAAACTGGTATTAAGTGTGAAGGTACAGTAAGTGTTGCTACTCCTCAAGCAGGTAGTGTAACTTTAATCTTAGGATAAATAAATGCCTAACTATTCTTATTTAAAAGATGATATTGTAAATACAATAGAGAATGATTCAAATGAGTTTGCTACTCAAATTCCTTTTTTTGTACAGAAAGCTGAAGATCGTTTAATAAAAGAATTAGATGATGTAGCTTTAGATACATATTCTTCTGTTACTTTTACAGCAAACAATCCAGTAGTAAGTTTACCTGATGGTGCATTAGTTGTACGTAATGTAAACTTTACAACAAGTGCAACTGTATTTGGTGAACCAACTGGTATTATACCTTTGTTACAAAGAACATATGAATATGCAATAGACTATTGGAATAAACCTACATCTGTAGGAACTCCACGATATTATGCACGTAAAACAAATACACAGATTTACGTAGTACCTACACCTACTTCTACATTAGCAGGTGAAATACAATATACAAAACAACCTTTAGGTTTAGCTAGTGCTACAGATACAAGTGCTACAACTTCTAATTACTTTAGTGAAAATTGTTATAATGCTTTATTTAATGCATGTATGATTGAAGCTAATTATTTTATAAAAGATTTTCAAGTCGTTCAATCATGGGAAGCTAAATATAAAAATTCTATAGATGCTCTTCGTAATCAAGCAAGACGTACTAGACAAGATGATATGCAATCAGCTAATAGTCCTACAGGTGGACCTAATCCAGTTATACAAGGTGCTAACTAATGGCATTAAGTAGATCTAATATAAGACAACAAATAACTAAACCAAACAAAAAGAAAAAGAAAACTAAAGGGAGAAAAAAATGAGTAAAGATTTTATTACTGGAGGACAAGGTAGATTTCCATCTAGTTTAGAACCTAAAGATTCTAGCGTAACAAGTGGTAAACCTACAGGTCAAGGCTTTGGTGCAGCTCGTACAGGACCTGCAGTTAAAGGACCTATTGAAGCTGTATCTGATGCAGACTATCCTCAAGGAGAATCATTTGATATAGGTGGTGTTAAAACCTCACCTGTTATTGGAGTAAAATAAATGCCAATAGGTAAAGCTATAAAAGCAGTAAAACAATTTAGAAAACCAATTAGTGTTAAAGAAAATCTTGGTAGAAGTGTAGCTGGTGATGTTATAGCTCCTTCTAAAAAAGGACTTAAAGGTGATCTAGGTGGTAAAGTTGTAAAAGAAAAAAATGTAACTAAATCTAAATTTTTAAAAGATAGATCTAAAATAAAAGGAGCTATTAAAAAATTAACT